ATCGGCATCACCATGGGCCAGATCCGGCTTTCTTCCGGTCTGGAGGACACCGACGATCTGCTGAATGACTTCGATCAGGCGTTAGCAAAGATGTGATCCTACGAAAGCGACACTGCGATTTTTCAAAAGAGGGACCGTTTCAAAACGGTCCCTCTTTTACACGTCGTCAGATCGGATATTTGGCGGCAGCATGAAATTCACGGTGCCGATACATGGGAATCAGCAGCGGTATGCGCCGCAAAATATGCTGTAATTTCGTTAAAATCTAATGAAACTGTTTTAGTTGGAACTCTTAATGCAAACATAACAATGCTTGGAAAAACAAATAGTGATACTGTATCGGTAGGAGATACTGTAACACCGATTAAAATAACAAGTCCATATGATCGTTTTGAAGATTATACATATTACACGCTTGAAGATGCCAAAATTGTTGTTTGCGTATTGACTTCAAATTATAAATTGAAGTTTTATGAAAAGCCATTTTTCTTAAATGAGGATACAAAAGTTTTCCATGTAACCGATTATGTCAATGGCACCTATTATAATACAGGAATTTTGGGTAAGTCAACTAACAGAGTAAGGACAAGTAATTTTTTAATCCTAAACAAAGGAGAGGCAGTTGATGTAAAAAATATTCCTTATGGATACGAATTAGCTATTTCATTTTTTGATTTTAACACAAAAAAATTAAAATACGGAGATGAATGGGGCGGTATATATCCTTATGTGGCACAAGAGAAGATATTAATGTTGCCACTATGGAGAAGAACAGATAATGCTGATTTGTCACCAAGTGAAATAACGGGAGATGTTGTCATTTATGGTACTTGTCTAACAGATATTAAATATAATGATAGTGTTATTGCAAATAATTTAGGAATACAAGACAAAATCAACCAAGCAAATCATTATCGAAGAAATAATACTAAGCCATTATGTTTAGCACATATTTCAGATTTGCATCTTGATAAAATCAGATTGCAGAGATTTACAAATTTTATTAACAATATTAAAAACATTGATGATGCTATTTGCACAGGAGATATGACAAATAATTATAGTGATGGCATGACGTATTGGGATAGTGTAAGTGGTACTGAAAGAATACTGACTTGCATAGGTAATCACGATGGCTTGGCAAATCACAATGTAGATTGGTATTCAGGTCAATGCACTATGCTTGAAGCATACAACAAGTTTATAAACCCATATATTTCCAATTGGAATGTAACACATGATGTTGGAAAAACATATTATTACAAGGACTATAATTCTGAAAAAATAAGACTAATAGTTTTAGATAGTATGAGAAGTGGAACAGATGCAACCAATCAGAATACTTGGCTTGAAAGTGTTTTGTCAAGTGCTAAATCAAAAGGCTATTCGGTGGTATGTGCAACTCATTGTGTACCTCAAACATCTAAAGTGAATTATATTGATTGCTCTTTCAATTCTATCAATCTGAAATATGAAGATGAATATGATACTTGTGTTACAAACACAATCTATCAGCAAACTGTGCAAAATTTTATTGATGATGATGGCAAATTCATAACTTGGATTTGTGGCCATACACACGTTGATTTTGTATATACAACATCAGAATTTCCTAATCAATTATGGATAGTAGTTGCTTGTGGACTTCTTTCCAACAATCTTGACATTGATAGAACTGATGGTACAAAAAATCAAGATGCATTCAATATATTAACTTTCGATACTAATACAGAATTAGTAAAAGTTATTAGAGTTGGAGCTGACAGAGATAGAAGTATGCGACATTTGGGAACAATGAGCATCGATTACAACACTCATAGTGTTATTTATAATGATTAAGTTATGCTTGACCAATGGAAAGCACTCTAATTAACTAAAGAGGGCTTTAGTTAAGCAACCAAATTTAAGAAAGAGAGGAAATATGAGAGGATTAGTCCGTCAAAAGCAAAAAGTATATTGGTCACGAATAACAGAAAAAACAGAAGGATTAGACCGTATTAAAGTTTATGAGAAACCAGTTCTATACTCTTTTTCTGTATCATCTACAGCCGGAACGCCAGAAGAAATCGCAGCCGGAATAGTACCGGATTATGATAGGTATATTACAAGCTTTAATCGAAATTTCCATCCACAGGAAGCAGATATATTTTGGATAGATAGAATCCCACAAATAAGCGAGGATGGAAGCCTTATTTTGAACAAAGATGGAGAACCCACAGTATTGCCAGACTACACATTAAAGAAGATTTTAGACACACAAAAAGGCAATATTGCCAGATACGGAATTTCTAAGAGAGGGAATGAAGATGGGTAAGACAATAAAATGCGACTTATCCACGAAATCTATTCAAAATGCCATCAACAAATTAAAAGCTTACCAAAATGAGCTACAGAGGAAAAATGAGATTTTTGTAAAACGATTGGCTGAAATCGGGTTGGATGTTATTCAAACGACCATGGAGTCAATCCCGGATGAAGAAAAAGGTTCTTACTATACAGAAATCATCAACGATCAAAACGGAAATATAGTCGGGGCTTCTGTTAGACTATCTGGTGAAAAAGTGTTGTTCATTGAATTTTCAGCAGGAATAACATACGGTACAAATGATTATCCTTTATCTAGTGGAAATTCTTACGGAATGGGAACATACGCGTCCAAAAAAGAAAAATCAGACTGGGACAATCCAAACGGCTGGTGGTACACAGATGAAAGTGGGCGGCCGCACCATTCATATGGAAATAGAGCGTACATGCCTATGTATCACGCAGAACAAGCCATTATTATTGCCGTTCGTAAAATTGCTAAAGAAGCGTTCTCTTCTTAAAGAAGATACCATAATATACTGAATGATACTAAACAATTATGTTATCATTACAGTGTTAAATTGTAGCATAAAATGCAATGCATTCACTATAAAGGTGAGTGCATTTTTTATTGTGAGGTGACAGATATGCCAGACACAATAGAATCCCCTGTATTGGAAGTTTTTTCAAGGTGGGGAGCGGCTGTTTCTAAGATTACTGGCGCAGACAATTATTCCATGGATGGGAGCGAGACAAATGCTTCTGGCAAAAAAGCATATGCACAGCTTTATATGCTCGGAAATCCAATTACGAGAGGTGACCTTGAAGGAGATGAATGCGCAACAATGCCATCATTTCAAGTAAATTGCTTCACCTCTGGGAGCAAAGCATTAACCAGAGTGTATGAATTGGACAAGATAAGCCACAAAGCTATGGTGAGCATGGGATTCCGCCGTACATATGGACCGGAACCTATGTTTTTTGGTGACAGTGGAATTAAAAAGCTTGTGAGCCGATACAGCCGAATATATACAGGAAAATTACTTTAAATCAAATGAACGCATAGACGTTCTTTTTTTTATGCTTAAAACGAAAGCGAGGTGAGATTATGGATCAGATTTTAAGTTATGTAAAGCCAGAATTACTTATTGTCGTTGTAGTTCTTTATTTTATCGGGGCAATGATTAAAAAGTCAGAGAATATTTCTGACAAATTTATTCCAATGATTTTAGGAATTCTTGGTGTGTTAATTTGCGGTCTTTATGTTTTTGCAACATCTACAGTTTCCGGTTCACAGGAAGCTGCAATGGCGCTGTTTACTGCAATTACACAAGGAATTATCGTTGCTGGATTAAGTACTTATGTAAATCAGCTTATTAAGCAGTCTGGAAAAGAAGAGTAGAAAGGCGGTGATCCGCTATCTCCCGGCACAGGGTTACGTGCATAAAACTTAAATTAAAGAAAGGAGCCTATTAAAATGGCAGATTTAACAACACTTGGCGTAACTTTTCATTACGGTGTTGAAACCGCTAAAGGAACAAAGCCAACTGCATTCACCTGGTTAAAAAGATGTAGTTCCATTGGTGGAATTTCTCTTGATACAGAGCAGATTGACGTATCATCACTTGAAGACTTCATTACACAGTACGCATCTGGTAGACAGGATACTGGTGGTACTTGGGACGTAACCTTCAATCTTAACGCCGATGTTATCACAGCATTAAAGAAGCTTATGACTGATGCGGCAACAGGAAAGCCAAAAGGATTTAGAGTTTGGTTTGAAGTTGTATTTCCAGACCTCGAAGATGCATTCTTTG